GATTCTGTCTCAGATGGCTTGATCTTGGCAGGTCCAGAGGATGAAGGTGTGTCTGCAGAGCAGGTGCTAAGCCGACTCAATGCCACATTGCTGCCGCATCAGACTGCCTTTTGTGAAGATCAGGAACACCGGATCCTTGGCCTGGTGTCTGGCTTCGGTGCAGGCAAAACATATGGCCTGTGTGCTAAGGCCATCAACATCGCGGCTGCCAACATCGGCTACGTGTCTGCGATCTTTGAACCTGTTGCGCCGATGCTGCGTGACATCCTTGTGCGGTCGATGGACGAGCTGCTAGAAGCGATCGACCTGCCATATGACTTCAGGGTGTCGCCATTGCCCGAGTACGTGCTGAAGTTTAAAGAGGGTGAGCACACCATATTGCTGCGGACCATGGAGACATGGAATAGGATTCGAGGACAGAACCTCTGCGCGGTAGGTTTCGACGAAGTAGACACCACCAATAAGCGCACGGCAGAGCAGGCGTCACGCATGGCACTGGCCCGCTTGCGCTCTGGCAATGTGCAGCAGTTCTACGTGGCGACTACGCCTGAGGGCTTCGGCTGGGCCTGGGAGACGTTCGAGCGCGAGACCGCACCTGACCGGCGGTTGATCCGTGCACGGACTGCCGACAACCCGCACCTGCCTGACGGATTCATCGACTCGCTGATGGCCAACTACCCAGAGAAGCTGATCAAGGCATATCTAGAGGGCCAATTCGTCAATCTCAATACCGGTGCTGTCTACGACCGGTTCAACCGTGAGACCCATATCAGCCAGCCGCCGATTGGTCTTGATGGCGAGCCGCTGCGAGTGGGCCTCGACTTCAACGTGTCAAACATGTCAGCTGTTATCGCTGTGCGCACCAACAACCAGCTGCACGTCATCGACGAGATCAGCGGCGCACATGATACCGACGCACTTGCTAAGGAGATCAAGTCGCGATATCCTCACCGCAAGGTCTATATCTATCCCGATGCTTCTGGCGGCAACCGCAGCACAAACGCGACACGCACTGATATTCAGATATTGGAATCTTATGGCTTTAGCAATCAGTCTCCCAAGGCGAATCCTCCAGTACGTGACCGGGTGGCTGCTGTACAAGCTGCTCTGGAGAACGGCAAAGGCGAGGTAAGACTGCAGATTGCGCAGCAGTGCATCCGCACGATCGAATCGCTGGAGCTCCAAAGCTACACAGATAAAGGCGAACCTGACAAAGACGCCGGGTATGACCACATGAACGATGCCCTGGGATATCTGGTCTGGCGAGAACTGAACCCGCTCTACGTCAACGCCGGCAGGGGCACAGGAATCCGGCTCTATTAAACTACAGGTATCGGGCTTTGAGCGGTCGTGTATTCAGGATACAACTTTTACGACCGCAAAGCAGCGGCAAATGTCACGCACGTCAATGACCCTAACGGTGCGTGGGTCAATCAAGAACCGCACTGGGTGCTGATTGAAGACCTGATCGGCGGCACGTATGAAATGCGACGGCGGCACAGGCGATACCTGCCGCAAGAAGTGCGTGAGCTGGATGAGAGCTACGATCGGAGACTCGCACGTAGTGTGTGCCCGCCATATGCACAGCGTCTCGAAAGGATGCTGGCTGGCATGCTCACACGGAAGCCTGTCAGGCTGAATGACTCGTCGGATCTAATCCGTGAGCAGCTATTTGACGTTGACCTGATGGGCAACGACCTGAATATGTGGACCTATGAAACGGCCCGCAAGATGGTCAGATATGGGCACATTGGCGTGCTTGTGGATGCACCACCGGCTGGCACTATGGGCCGGCCATACTGGGTGACGTACACGCCGCGTGACATCCTCGGATGGCGGTCAGAGCTGGTTGATGGCGCACAACGGCTGACCATGCTGCGATTGGCTGAAAAGGTGACAGAGCCTGACGGCGAATTCGGCGAGAAGGTGGTCGACCAGATCCGGGTGCTGACGCCTGGTGAATTCAAGATCTACCAGCGGAAGGAAAAGGGCGACTTCGAGATCACGGATGAAGGCACCACCAGCACCACTGAGATCCCATTTAGTGTGGCATATGCCAACCGGGTCAATTTCCTTGAGTCGCGGCCACCACTTGAAGATATCGCCGAGCTGAATCTCAAGGCGTATCAGGTCCAGTCTGACCTTGATAACCAGCTGCACATTTCGGCTGTGCCGATGCTGGCCTTCTTCGGCTTCCCATCAGCTGCTGAAGAGGTGAGCGCCGGACCAGGTGAAGCAATCGCATTCCCTGCGGAAGGCCGCGCTGAATATATCGAGCCTGCAGGCAACAGCTTTGATGCACAGTTCAAGCGGCTGGCGCAGATTGAACAACAGATCAACGACCTGGGCCTGGCGGCAGTGCTGGGCCAGAAGCTGTCAGCTGAGACGGCCGAAGCCAAGAGGATCGACCGCAGCCAAGGCGACTCGACGATGATGGCGATCGCACAGCAGATGCAGGACATGATCGACAATTGCCTGCGATTCCATGCGGAATTCCTGCAGGACACGCAACCTGGCAGCAGCTATGTCAACCGCGACTTCCTGGGCCAGAGGCTCGAAGCACCAGACGTGGCGGCATTATTGCAACTGTATACAGCCGGCACCATCACGCAGAAGACGCTGCTGGACCGGCTCGCCGATGGCGAGATCTTGGGCGATGAATTCGAAGTCGAGGAAGAGCTAGAGGCCACGCAGCTTGACGGGCTGGCGGCAGAGCCTGATGCACCGCAGGTGACGCCAGGCCAAGACGAAACCATCCTGCCTGAGTGATGACTAGTGAGCACGCCGACTGTTCTGTTCCGCAATGCCATCGACCTGAATAGGTACAGCAACAACGTATCTAGGCGTCTGGTCGAGTCTTACAACCGCATCATCCTTGAATCGCTGCGCGAATTGGACGTGCTGGGTGTTGACAACCCCACCTACAGGGCAGTACGGCTGCGTTCGATATTGGCACAGCTCAAAGAATCACTCGATGGATGGTCAGCTGAGAGCCTCAGTCTGCTGGCTGAAGAACTGACCGGGCTAGCCGAGATCCAATCGACACAGGCTGCCGCCAATCTGCGAAATGTGCTGCCACGTGGCATGCGCGATGCGGTCAACACGGTAGAAATCAGCCCACAATTTGCCCGCTCTGTGGTCACGACCGATCCGTTGGACACAGGCGTGGCGGTATTGAGCGACGAGCTGCGAGACGTGCCCGCCGCATTCAGCCTGACGGCACGACAAGGTGCTGTGATCACGCTACCTGGTGGCGGCACAGTGCAGAAGGCATTCCGAGGGCTAGCTGAGCAGAACGCTGCCAGGTATGGACAGATCATCCGCGATGGATTGCTGACTGGCGAAACTACCGATCAGATCGTCAGGAGACTGGCAGGAACGCTGCGATTTGGTCAGCGAGCAAGATCTGCACGGCAACTGGCGCAGGCAGGTGGGCAGGTGACTAGTCTGGCAAATCGGCAGGTGATGGCGCTGGTGCGCACAACCATCAATCAGGTGTCCACTGCTGCCAGCCGGGCTACCTATGAGGCCAACCGCAGCATCACACCGAAGTACCAATATGTCGCCACGCTGGACAGCCGCACGTCACCGATTTGCCGTGAGCTGGACGGTCAAGAATTCGCGTATGGCGATGGTCCGACACCACCGCAGCACTTCAATTGCCGGTCTACCATCGTGCCGGTCGTGGATTTCGAGGCGCTGGGGCTGCCCAGGCCACCTGAAGGCATGCGAGCTAGTGCCAAAGGCCAAGTGCCGGCTGACATGACGTACGGCGAGTGGATCTATAGCATGCGCAATACGGATGAAGGTCGAGAAGAGATCAAAGCGGCATTCAAGACCAAAGCGCCGTATTTCATGCACATGGCCAAGAAATTCGGGCCGAATCAGGCGATGCGCAAATTCTTGAGGGATGACGGGTCCGAGGTAACATTGGATGTACTTCGCAGACGGTACCCCAGTGTCTGAGCTGCATTCAAAATACAGATTCACGCCTCAAGGCGAAGCAGCGCCCGCTAGCCCGCCAGTCAAACCGGCAGCCAAGAAAAAGGCAGCCAAGAAAACCACTACCGAGGACGAGTGATGCCCGGCTACAAAGGACCCAAGAAGCCACCCCAGACCAAAATGGGTAGCAAGAAAAAACCAATCAAGAAAAAATGAAAAAGGGCACCCGAGTTAGCTGGATGTACCAGGGCAAGCGCACCTTTGGTGTCGTGACAGGCTCGGGTGGCAAACGCGCCAGCATCAAGACCAAATCGGGCGGCACCGTCACGCGTGTGGGCTCTGATGAAGATCCGGTGATCCGCATCAAGTCAGAGTCTACCGGCAATGCCGTTCTGAAAAAGAAATCAGAGCTGCGTGCTGCACCGAAGCGCAAATGACTGTTGAAAGAGCGGGTGAGCGCTTTAAGGACTTCAACGTACCCAAGCGCACACCAGGCCACCCCACCAAGTCGCATGCCGTACTAGCCAAAGTAGGTAAGCAGATCAAGCTGATCCGATTCGGGCAGCAGGGTGTCAGTGGCTCGCCAAAAAGAGAAGGCGAGTCTAAAGCCAGCAGGACACGCCGCGAGTCGTTTAAGGCGCGACATGCGCGTAACATTGCGAAAGGCAAGCTATCGGCTGCATACTGGGCTAACAAAGTAAAGTGGTGATGCAATCAACCCTGCGGGTTATTCATGGCCGAAGAACAGATCCAAGAGGCTGCGCCGACTGGTGACACTCCCGAAGTGGACGGGCTCAAAAACAGCGTTACCGCGCTAGAGAAAAAGAACAGTGAGCTGATCGCTGAGCTAAGAGCTGCTAAAGCTAAAGCGCCGAAGCTGCCTGATGGCGTCAACGTCGATGAGCTGCTGGAATTCAAGCGCAAGACTGAACAGGCAGAGCTTGAATCACAGGGCAAATACACAGAGGCACGGCAGGCTCTGGAACAGCAATTCAGGGATGCCACTGCCGAGAAAGACCAGCGCATTGCCGAGCTTGAAGCCCGCGTGCGAGAGCTTGAGCTGATCACACCTGCGGTCAGTGCGCTAGCGGATGTGGTGCACGATCCCGACATGATCCTGAAAACCAAGCTCAATAGCAGTCAGATTGAGCGTGAATCTGACGGATCCGTGGTCGTGGTGGACGGCTACCAACGCACACCTGTGGCCGAATGGGCCAAGACACTGCCCTCTTGGATGCAAAAAGCACCTCAGCCGCAAGGCGGTGGTGCCCCAGTCGGCAGGGCAGCAGGCGAGATCCCGCCAGGCACCAAGAATCCGTTCGAGCAGGGGCCGAATTTCAATCTGACCGAGCAGTCACGGCTATTCAGGACTGATCGGGCGCTTTATGACCGATTGAAAGCTGCTGCTGGGCGTTAAAGTGTTCACGAACGTTTGATACGGCTGCGCCGTTCAAGCCAGGGCTGCGCCCACCACACCGTAAACCATTCTTGAGGATCAGTCATGGCGACTCTTCGCTCTGACATTATCATCCCCGAGGTATTTACGCCGTACGTCATTGAGCAAACCACACAGCGTGATGCCTTCTTGGCTTCCGGTGTGGTGCAGCCTATGGCCGAGCTGAATGCCACCGAGGGCGGTGATTTCGTCAAAGTCCCTTTCTATAAGGCAAACCTGTCTGGTGATTTCGAAGTGCTGTCTGACAGCTCTTCACTGACACCTG